ATATTAGATCAGAATGGACGATAGAAGGGGATTACGGTAAATTTGAACCTACGGTAAGTGGAAATTATTTTGTAGATTTGAAAGTAACACTTGAAACTAATACTGAAGGTGGAACATTTTTTGAGGATTTAGTTATATGTGGGATGTGTCAAGTTTCTGCTATGTTTATAACTACTTCAGAAATAGCTTTAACACATTTATACGGTGAGGATATAAATGATCCTCTTTCGGTTTTTTTCCAAGGAATTATATATTGTCAAGAAGGGTTGTCTTATTATCCAGTAGTGAAAAAAACACCTAATAAAGCTAGAAATATTAAAGGTGAATACTTAAAAATTTGTAAAGCGATATAATATAATTATGGCAAAAATAGGATATAAAGATTTAGACCATTTATCATTAAATAGTTCCAGAATTTTCACATTTTCTAGTGAAGATAATGAAGTTGTTTATCGTAATACAATAGGAGGATTAGTTACATATATATTAGCGCATGGTGATGAAGTTGTAAGGTACAATGTTGCAGCTGACTCTACAATAATTGATGAGAACATTATTACAAATCTTTTGACTGCTTATTATTTTGATATAGGGGACATAGAAGTTGAATTTACTGGGCAACTTGAAATTACAAATGGGGTTAATTCATTTTTTAATTCTTTTTCATCCACAAATCCAAATACTGCAGGATCAGTGACTGTTAATGAGGATCTAAATGTTGTTCTTCCGATAGCTACTCCTGATTGTAGCTCTACAGGAAACTTTAATACAGATTCTTGCAATATTTCTGGAATAATCAATATAACAGGAAAGTCAAATTTTCAAACTGTAGATGTTGATATTATACGATCTTATACTGAGACTCCAGCAGTATTTTTAGATGATGGGGTAGCTGAAATTGATCAATATACTGTAATTGATACTGGAATTACAGATTTATACAAACAAATAATAAGTGATACTACATCATGGTATAATTTAACTTTTACTGATGTTTCTAAAGACAGACATTCGGAATGGCATATAAATGGAGCTGATACTTATTTTCAGCCATTGAATTGGGGGGTATATGTAATTTCTTATTCTGTTTGCCTAAATATCATAGGAACTTACCCGCCAGTTGAATTTGAATGTATTGAAACTGCTATTTTTGAAGATAGTCTTATAGTTTCACAAACTACCAAAGTACGTGGGTTTTGGGAGAGATTTGCTATTGATACTACTTATGGTCTGGTAAATATGATCCCTATAAGGCAGAGTAATATGATAAAATGTGATCCTACTAAAAAATATAGGATTGCTGTAAGAGGTGCGACTCAATATTCTGGAGGAATTTATTATATTGATCTTCTTCCCGCATATTATGGAAAATTTGCAACATTAGTTGAAATACTTAGGATAAAGTAAGGATATAAAATGTTAGGAGTAAATAAAGTTATTCTCATTGGGCGATTAGGACAAGATCCAACGCTAAATAATACATCGGATGGAACTCCTGTTTGTAATTTTTCTATTGCTACATCTGAGGAATGGACTGATAAAAAATCTGGAGAAAAAAAACATGTCACAGAATGGCATAGAATTGTTGTATGGAAGAATCTAGCTAATATTGCCTATGAGCATTTACGTAAAGGTAGTGCAGTTTATTTGGAAGGGAAAATTAAGAAGAAAAGTGAGTTGAATAAAATTACTCAAACGTATATTTATAATATAGAAATTCATGTTACTAGTTTAATTTTCTTAGATAGAAAAAATAAGAATTTAAAGCAAAAATCTCTATTAGATGATACAGATGGTGTTTTTCAAGAAGAACTTCTTGAAAATGTAGATTAATAATGGTGCCTGGGATCGGAATCGAACCGACATGACATTTATATCGAGGGATTTTAAGTCCCTTGCGTATACCAATTTCGCCACCCAGGCGATAATAAAGTTATATGTACTCCTATTGGAGATGCTGTTTTAAATTCGTTTGTCCAACCTAATATATTATTCCACCCATCATTTTCTATCACATTTGCTAATTGAAGCGCATCTAATATAAATTTTATTCCAGCTGCTATATTATCTGGATCCCTCTTTCTATTTTGTTCTATCCAAATAATGTTTAAGAAAACTTTGTCTATTTTTTTTATTCTGGTAGCCAATATAATTTTAGCTATCTCTTTTGTTTGTTGTTTTTTTATTGTGCTATATTGACTACCAGATCTAATATTAGGTTTGTAAGTACGGCGTGCTGATTTAATAATTTCATTTGCACCAGGTAATATCCAAGGGATAAAAAATGTTTGTATTAATTGGGTAGATTCTTCTTTGTTATCCATTGTAAATTATAATCAGTATTTGATTGTTTGTCATCTTTAATTGATTTTAAAGCTTTTTCTAATCTAATGCTAGTTCCATTTAACTTCATAAGTAAGCATAATTCAAATATTCTATCTTCTAGCGCTGAACATATATGTTTTAGGTTTACATTGCCAGCTAATTCTAAAAAATATTTTCCTATAGCTGTTGGGTCTACATTGCTTGTTATCATAGTTGGTAATTGCTTTTTGAGTCGATTATCAATGATAGTATATAATGTATCTAATATCCATGGATTGATTCTATGACATCCAAATGAATCTATAATTAAAAGATTTATATTTTGGATACCAAATTTCCCATATGAATTAGTATCTGTTTCTTTATTGTTTGCTATTAAGCTAGCTATATCTAAAATTGCTGCGTCTATTTGATATTCTTTTATAGCCTTATTTATAAGACAATATGACATCAAAGTTTTACCAGTTCCAGATACGCCGAATAAAAATGGTAATCTCCAGTTATTACTATAATTAGGGGACCAATTTTTAATAAAGTTTATTATTTTGGTTTGCCATTTCCATTGTAAAGAGATATTTGTTATATCTGTGTTATAGAAGAACTTTGGTATATTAGATTTTTTTTGTAGTTCAAGTATTTTTAATTTGTTTTCATTATGTATAACCTCCAAGTTTTTCTTATTTGAACATTGTTCACATAATCTTTTTTTGGGAGTGATGTTGATTCCTAAAACTTTTATAGGTTCTAATTTAGTATCAAAACTGCGATTGCAAATAGGGCAATAGGATATTTTCGATGAGTTTGTTTTTTTATCCATTATTTACCTCTTTTCTTAGTGTTAAAATATCTCTATTGTTTTCAGGTATTGTTTGAATTTCCCATTGCTTTGATATTAAGAAATTACCTAACCCTAATAGGAATTTCCCGCCGTTTTCCCATTCTGGTGTATGTTTTAAGAAATCTATATAATCTAATATTTTCTTATGTAATCTTAGTTCTGCTGAGATTGCATCTTTTCGTGTTGTGGTATTTTTGCTTGCGTTGATTAATAGTCTTAAGTATTCTTTAATTGCTATTCGTGGTTGTTTAGTGGCTTTTGCTGGGTGGTAAGTTTGTTTTATTTCATCAAACCATTCTTCTCTTCGAATCCTAGTAGATTTACAGTTATTTTCTGAAAAGTATTTTTGGTTGCTTGTGATGGTAATTAATAATATTCTTTGTGTGCCATATATTTTTTCTTTGGTTGTGACGCAAGCTATTTCTTTATTTTGCAAATATTCAATCAAATATTTTGTTTTAGCTGGTGTAGTATTTAGTAAGTTAGCCAATTCCCCTAATGGTAATTCTATTTTCCCATTGATAGAATTTATATATAAATTAGCTACTAAAATGCTCCACCAGCCTATCACATCTGGTGGATGTCCATTCATTTGAAGCTTCCAACTTGTAAAAAAACTTTTTAACTGTGATGCTGTAATAGAATCCATATTGTACCCTATAGATTTGGGAAGCTATGTAATATTATTTTGTGTTTTTGATCGATTTTGTATCCATGAAATTAATGCAGTCCAAAAACCTTCAAAATTAGCTAATGCTGCAGTAATCACTTCTTTAGTTGGTTTATTTGTAGTTGTATGGATAATATTTAAATATTCTTTAGCGTTTGTTTGAGTGAAAAGTAAATTTTCAAGAAATTCTGGCGGAGTTTCATATGAAAAATATTTCTCGTTTATTCTTTCATCTAATTGTGAGAGTAAAGAGTTTATAGAATCAAATGGTTCTGATTTAGATTCTGTAATTTTTTTTGATTTAGATGGTCTACCACGTCGTGGTGGTTCTGAAATAATTTGTTCTTTTTGCTCATCTTTAATATTATTGTTTTCTTTTGTAGAATCTATAATTTCTGTGGTTAATTCTATTTGAGGCATAATTTCATCTTCTGAAACAGAATTACCATTTGCCTCGAATGCTTTAGTAATTATACTTGGATCTGTTCTTTGTTTTTCTTCTACTGGTGGGATATCAATAGCTTCTTCAACAGGGTAAAATCCTTTAAGAATATCTGCAAATGAATCTCTAAGAGTCCATGATCTGGCGCGCATTTGAAGCATTCGTTTAGGGTATTTTGCCCATGGAGATTGATTTCTATAGTCATCATGGCTTGAAGGCCATAATCTAGCCTTTTTTGCGTCAGCAATAGAAAATTCTTTTCTAAAAATGTTATTTAATCCTTTTCGTTTTGCTTTGCAAATTGCCATAAAATTATCATTTGGGAAATCACCTTCAAAGTATTCTTCGAAAGATTCTAGTAAGCCGGATCTTAGAACTAAACCTATTACTGCATCTCCCCATAATGCTGGCCTTCCATTTATGACAGCTATATTTTGGATAGCTTGGATTGGGTATAAATTTAATTCAAGCCCCATTTGTGTAGCTACAAAGATATCTTCTGCTTTATTTAAGCCTCTAGGGATCATAGAAGAACTAGCCAATATCTTTGATATTTTCCATAATTCATCAAAAGTTTTAGGGACTAACCCCATTGGTGTGCTATCTAATTGTGGCAGTAGTTTAGGTATATCATTCATTTTTATGTTTCCTTTCTATAGTATAGTCTTTTGTAGCGTAATCATTTTGTTTACAAAGTCTTCTACGTATTGCAATAGCTTTTAGATCAATTAATATTTCTATAATTTCTTCTAATGTTGTATCTCCATTACATGTTATAGTGGCATCTAATTTTAATGTTTTCCCAAGTTGTTCATTAATAAGATTTTTATAATAAATAACATGGTATTCATCGGTAGGTTGTGCATCTTGCACAAGTTTTAAATGGAATGATTTAAATGGTTCTTCCGTTCTTAATTTAGCCCTAGTTTCACTAATTACTTTCGCTTTTAGATCATAGTCATCGTGGAAATATTTTTTTTTTATCATTTTGGACTCCTTTTATATTATTTTTTGGGTTCAGGGTTGAAATATTTGTATAATTCAAGCGCGTTAAGAAATAATGTAGTGGCTTTATATTCTCTATCAGACCAATCATTAAATAAAGCGTTGCTGCCATCTTTTTTAAGTCGTAATGTAGCAATCCATTTAATCTTAAGTTTAAGAGTATGTTCAACTAAATGTTTGTATGCAGCTAATTGAAGTATCCAATGTTTGTATGTTTGTTGAGATGTTTTCCAATCAATGATACCAATCTCATCTGACCCTTTGATTTTTCCAACAAAATCAGGGATACCTTTAAATTTTAGTTCGTGGTCATACATTTCAGTTTCTCCAGCAATCTTTTCTGGAGTAAAAATTTCAAACCATCTAATATAACTATCTATGTAAAATTGGAATTTTTCTTCATAAGGTGGGATCCATTTTGTTTCAAAATAAATATTGCAAACATTATGAATTAATCGCCCACGTTCCTTGTGCTCAGGTAAAAACCATCTTGTGTCAACATATGGTGAGATAATTTCTGTCACATGAGGATACATATCAGTTTCTATATCCATAAATTCCCTCCTTCCTGTTAGATTTACTTCTGTTTTTGTTGCTATAATACTTCAGTATTAGCTTTAATGCTAAATTAATATGCGGAATAATAGATGTCAAGATGTTTTTTAAAAATATATAAATTTTTGTTCTTAAAAATATTTCCACATTAATATTGACAAAGCTTGTATAAAGTCTTAAGTTAAGATAAATTAATGTTATTACAATACAAATTGGAGGATAATATGGATATAGCAGTTGAAAGTACACGTGAAAGTAATAAATTGTTTAACGGTAGTGAATGTCTAACACCTCAACAAGCAGCAGATTATTTGGGATTGTCACCTTATAGTTTAGCCTCGATGCGGTATCGTAAAAGAGGACCTAAATATTTAAAGTTGGGGGGCAGAATTCGGTACTTCAAAAAATTCCTAGATGAATTTATTGAAAAATGCATTATTTCAACAGAAATCTAATTTTTACCTTGACATTATGTGATATAAAGTTAATATAGTTATTAACCAAATGCTCTGACATTGCCTTAGCTTGGCAGAAGTAGGTAATATAGATACTATAATCTTAATTACCTACTTTTTTTTATTATCTATTTTTTTTCTTGACATTTCATAATATAGGTATATTATAAATGTATCTTCGTTTCTTACCTCCTTTCTTTCCACGAAGGAAGATGGTATGTCCCTCCTAGGTGCTAGGACCTGCACATCTTAGCACCTATTTTTTTGTCTGTTCATGACGCATTTTAATGACGCAAATTGTTGAATATAATATCATCTAAATATATCAGCTTATTAAGATAATATTTAGTACCTTCGCTATGTTATAAGAGGAAAGAAATAAATAAATAAGATTTTTGAAAAATAAAAGGTTTCAATTTTGCGTCGCGCGTCGTAAAATGGCGACGCATTTTTTTTGACGCAGTTTATAAATGTGGTTATAATGAAATAGAATTAATATAAAAGGATTGATTTGACATGAGTCGTTTAGGATGCAAGATCTGCAATAGCAATGATAGAGGATTAATTGATAGTGATTTACTTGAAGGACTTTCTGTTAGGAAAGTAGCTAAGAGATATAATTTTGCTGAACCTACTGTACGTAGGCATAAACATAGATGCCTAAATATGGCATTGAAACATGAGCTAGAGCGGAAGAAATTATACAGCAATATTTTTGAGTTACCTATTCGTCCTGCGAAGATTAATTTACCTAAACATACGGATAAAAAAACCCCAGAAGTAAACAACCCAATAATAGGAGCGACTAATAGTTCGTATATCCCAAGCTCTTATATAGATATCCATGAATTAGATGAAGGAATTCCAAAAACTAATGCAGTAGGTGAATGGATAGAATATATTCGTAATTATTTAGTGAAATTTATAATTAGATGCGAACGTAAAGGAGCTGATCATTTAACATTATTAGCTGTAAGAGAATTAAGAAATAGTATAGAACTGATGCTACGAGCTTCTGAACTTATGCTAGAACAAGAAGCTAAAACTGAATCTAAAACATTAATTGAAACAGTAACTAAAGCTTTACTACCATATAGAGATGCTAGTATTGCTGTAGCTAATGAATTAAGATTATTAAATGGCTAATGAAACATCGAAGAATATATAGTAATATTGGTTCTATAGCTAATGAGCTTGCATATGCAATAAACCCAGAATTATTTGCTATGTATGTATTTGATATAAGCCCAGATAAATGGCAACGTGATTTATTATGGGATCGCCCACAATCAGCTTTGTTATTATGCTCTAGACAATCAGGTAAATCTACAATAAGCGCAACTATCGCGTTGCATAAAGCTTTGTATGAAGAAGATTCATTAGTTTTAATTATTTCAAAATCATTACGACAAGCTGAGGAATTATTTAGAAAGGTAAAATATGGAATTAATAAAGCAGCTTCTATCAGGACTATTATCAGGGAAAATCAATCTATGGCGGAATTTTCGAACGGTAGTAGAATTATTTCTTTGCCTGGTAAAGAAGATACGATCCGATCTTTTTCAAAGGTTTCACTTTTAATTATAGATGAAGCTGCACAAGTTTCTGATGAGTTATATGCTACAATTCGTCCGATGCTTGCTATTTCTTTAGGTAAAATTTTAGCTTTATCTACCCCTTTTGGAAAGCGAGGTTGGTTTTTTAAAGCATGGATAACTGATAATGATTGGCATAAAATAAAAGTGACTGCTGATGAATGCCCTAGGATTAGTGATGAATTTATAGAAAACGAAAGACGTGAAGTTGGAGATTGGTGGGTGAATCAAGAATATTTTTGTCAATTTGTTGATACTGAAGACCAAATATTTACGCACGATTTAGTAGTTAATTCAGTTGACCAAAATGTAAAAGCATGGAATTTTTCTATTAATTAAAAAAAGGAGAAAATTATGTCAAAAATACTAGAAACGATTAAAGTACGTAACCCACATGAAAAAGAATTCCATCAAGCGGTAGAAGAAGTTATAGAATCTATAAAGCCCGTTTTGGATAGCAACCCACAATACCGAAAAAATGGCATTCTGGAGAGGCTAGTGGAACCTGAGCGAGTAATTATGTTTCGGGTCCCTTGGATGGATGATGAAGCACATGTGCATGTGAATCGAGGATACAGAGTCCAGATGAACAGTTCCATAGGGCCTTATAAAGGTGGACTGCGATTTCATCCATCTGTAAATCTCAGTATTCTTAAATTCCTCGCATTCGAACAAACCTTTAAAAATGCTCTTACTACTTTACCTATGGGAGGAGGTAAGGGAGGCTCTGATTTTGATCCTAAGGGCAAATCTGACAACGAGGTGATGCGATTCTGCCAAAGCTTCATGATGGAACTCTTCAGGCATATTGGGCCTAATACGGATGTCCCTGCAGGAGATATTGGTGTAGGGGCAAGAGAGATTGGATATCTCTTCGGCATGTACCGGAAGCTGGCAAATGAATTCACTGGCGTTTTGACTGGTAAAAACCTGGATTGGGGTGGAAGTCTTATTCGTCCAGAAGCAACAGGGTATGGATGTATTTATTTTTCTTTTTGGATGCTTAATACACGTAATCAAACATTAAGAGATAAAATATGTCTAGTCTCAGGGTCTGGAAATGTAGCTCAATTCGCTGTAGAAAAATTGATTGAATTAGACGCCAAAGTGGTTACGCTTTCTGATTCTTCTGGTTGTATCTATGACGAAGAGGGGATTAATAAAGAGAAATTAAATTTTGTGAAAAAGCTTAAAAATGTGCAAAGAGGGAGAATTAAAGAATATATAAATAATTATCCTCATGCGGTATATACTGAAGTGGATTCTTCCTTAGATTATAATCCTATTTGGAATCATAAAGCAGATTGTGCTTTTCCATGTGCTACTCAAAATGAAATCAATGCAAAAGATGCTCGAAATCTTTTAAACAATGATATTTTACTTGTTGTAGAAGGATCTAATATGTCTTCTACACCTAAAGCGATCCATCATTTTTTGGATAAAAAGATTTTGTATGCCCCAGGTAAAGCATCTAACGCAGGAGGCGTTGCTGTTTCTGGCCTTGAGATGGCTCAAAATAGTACAAGATTAAGCTGGTCTTATGGAGAAGTAGATAATCACCTCAAACGTATTATGAAGAGTATTCATGAATCTTGTTTGGAAGCTGCAGATAAATATGGTGTTCCTGGGAACTATATAGCTGGTGCGAATATAGCAGGATTTCTTAAAGTAGCAAATGCTATGATTGACCAAGGATTAATTTAAAAGGAGGTAATTATTATGCCAGCAAGAGATGGGACAGGTCCTAGAGGAAAAGGATCTAGAACAGGTCGTGGGCAAGGGAACTGCCCGCCTGGTAGCAATGGAGTTGCCCCAAGGGATGGTAGAGGTTATGGGAGAGGATATATTCAAGGACCTTTAGAATGGAGATTCCCGCTAGGAAGGAAAATACGTATCCCTCCTATGAAAGATAGGTAATGCTTATAAATAAGTATATTTTTGGGTTAGATCTAGGGCAACAAAATGATTACACAGTAATAAGTGCTTTAGAAACAGTATTTATAGATAATGAATTAAACTATTCACTTCCTTTTATCCATAAATTTCCATTAAAAACTCCATACCCAGATATAGTTAATTCTATTTCTAAATTTATAGAAAATAAGCTATATATAAAGAATGATTATATCTTGGTTATTGATTATACTGGTGTTGGCCATCCTGTGGTGGATTTATTCAAAAAAAGGAATATGAAAATTATTTCAATAAACATCACAGGTGGCAATAAATCTATTTGGGCATCTAGATTAGAAGCAAATGTTCCCAAAAGGGATATTGTATCTTCTATCCAAGTAGTAATGCAAAATAATAGATTAAAGATTGCTTCTGATTTACCTTTATTAGCAGATTTAAATAGAGAATTTTTAGGATTTAAAGTCAAAATAGCAGCGAATGGAAGAGATAGTTATTCTGCTGTTTCTGGATTACATGACGATATTATTATGAGTATTGGGATTGCATTATGGTATGGAGAAAATAGAAATAAAAGTGGATCTAATGTTCGTATAATAGGTGGCAATTAATTATTGACATTGTTTAATAAATGTTTATAATCAATTTAACACATTAAGAAGGTATGATAACTATGAGTAATTTCAATGAGTTTGCGTCAAAGATTAAAACGCAAAGAGCAAAGCGTTCATTAACAATTAGACAACTAGCAAAAGAAACTAATGTTAGCCCAGCATATATTTCAATGTTGGAGAATGGCAAGATTAAGGGTATGCAAAATAAAGATAAATCTAAAAAAGTTGCATCTTATTTAGGTGTAAATCTAGGAGATTCTTCTGACCCTCACTGGAGTAATAAAGATTCATCAATGCGTGGGTTAGTTTCAAGTGCTAATGTTTTATTAAACAAATTTGGTATTAATAATTTTAGAAGGGGATTAAATAATTCAACTTATACTGATATCGATGAAGCTTTAGATTATCCTGTTGAGATAACTTATTATGATTATCTTCACAGATATAAACGTCAAGATTTGGCGCATAGAGTTATTAAGGCTCCGGTTGCTGCTACATGGAGATATGAGCCAGATATTTATGAATCTACTGAAGAAGATACTAAGTTTGAAAAAGATTTTGATGAGTTAAAGAATAAACTTAATTTATTTTATTATCTGTATAAGGTAGATTTAATTGCTAATATTGGGCGATATGGAGTACTATTTTTAGGATTTGATGATGCAGAAGATGTTTCAAAAGAAGTTAAACGCGCGAATAATCTTTTATATGTTTCTCCAATCGTTGAACCTAAAGCTAATATTCTAACTTGGGATAAAGATATAAAATCCCCTAGGTATGGATTACCTGAGTTGTATCAAATTAATTTATCTGCTGGATCAAATCAAATTTCTACAAAGATTGTTCATTGGAGTAGATTAATCCATTTAGCTGAGAATAGTTTAGATAATGAGATTTATGGATTACCTAGATTAGAGGCAGTTTATAATCGTCTAATAGGCTTAGAAAAGCTTGCTGGTGGATCACCTGAGATGTATTGGCGTGGTGCTAGACCTGGATATACTGCGCAGGCTATAGATAATGGTATTGTTAATGAAACTCAACTTAATGAATTGAAAGAACAATTATCAGATTTTGTAAATAATTTACAAAGATGGTTATATGTGGAAGGTCTTAATATTCAATCACTTTCTCCACAAGTGGTATCGCCAAAAGATCATGTTGATGTACAACTTCAATTAATTAGTGCAGCTAGTAGGATTCCAATAAGAATTTTAATCGGCTCGGAAAGAGGAGAATTATCATCTAATCAAGATGAACGAGCATGGCTATCATATATTGACGAACGAAGGGAAGAAGTAGGGGAACGATCTTTATTAAGGCCATTAATAGATAGATTGATCTCAGTAAATGTTTTAAGTACGCCTAAAGATGGCTACCATGTAGAATGGCCCGCTGCGGTAGTATTATCTGAGAAGGATAAAGCCGAAATAGGCAAAATACATACAGAAGCATTATCTATGTATGTAAATTCTATTGGGGCATCTGATTTAGTCCCACCAGAAGTATTTTTAAAGCGTGAACTTGGGATGAGTGACGCAGAAATAGAATTGGCTACTAATATTATAGAAGAGGAAATTACTAAAGAAGATGAGGGGAGATAATAATGAAAGCTATTAAATCTAAAGTTACTATAATTTCTCATAATGAAAATAAAGAAAGTGAATTGAAATTTATTGAATTTAATGAACGTGTAAAAGATTTATCTTATAAGAATATTAATGAAAAATCTTATAAAAGTTTTTTACCTAATTTAATGAAAGGGAATGATTATTCTGCTTTAGATCATATTTTAACTTCTATACATTTTACCTGCGATTTAAAAACTAGCCAGCAAATTAGAACACATCAAAATATTTTATTTAGCCAAGAAAAACTTAATTTAGAAAATAAAGAAGAATTTATTGTTATAGCTCCTTTATTCTGTAAAAAGGATACTAAATTTTATCATGAACAAGCATGCAATGATTGGGTAGCAGCTATTTCAAAAGTTGAGGAACTTTATTTTCAATTAGTGAAGAAAGGGATACCTTATTCATTTGTTGATACTTTGTTGCCGTTATGCCTAAAAACAGAATTAATTATGACGGCTACTTTAAAAAATTTGAGAGAAATTATAGATATAGAATGTTCTAGAAAATCAAACTTGAACTTGTTATTACTTATTTTACCACTTTTAAAGAATTTATTTAAAGATTACCCGGAATTATTTGAATCTCTTCATAATAAGTATATAAAGACTGAAAATAGCCAATCAGATAAAGCTAAATCTAAGCCATCATGGCCAGGGCCTGAAGAGGATACTCCATTTTCCAAATTTAAAGATAAAGAAAGCATGAATGTCTATTCTCCTGAAAAAGAGGTAACAAAAGATTATATTAAAAATATTCCAAATGCTGAACAATTAGAAGAAGATTCTTGTTGAGGTTAAGATATGCATTGGTCTAATGCAATCAAAGGAAATCAAATTATGAAATCAATACGCTCAAATTTATTAGAAAGAGGGGATAGTACTTCTCCAAATAGGATATTATATTTATTAAAATCTAGCGATCCTACTAAAACAACAACTTTAAGAAAACAATTTAGTACGCAGTTTTCTAAGAGATTTTCTGCGCTCAAAAAAATAATAAATGAAAGTATTATAAATAATGATTGCTTTGGGTTAGTAAAAAATCAATCTACGGTGAGTGCACAAAAAAATGATTGGTTAAAAGATTTATTCCCTATTGGAATAAATAGGTTCAAATTTAGAACTGATCCAGAAAAGATAAATTCTTTTATGGAATGGCTATCTGATATGGAAAATAAATCTGTGGCACAACGGGTATATTTTCCACAGATAGGCGTAGGGATAGAGCCAATCTGGACAAATACATTTATTAGGCGCGCATATTCAGGTGGGATTATATTTGCACGCCAACATATCAAAGCTAATAAAGAACTTCTTTCATTTATAAATAAAACTAAAAATGATTTTCCTACTGATGATATATCAGTGAATGATACCCTTGGGAGTGCGTTTCATTCTGATAGAATAGGAACTGTATATACTAGAGTATTCACAGACTTAGAAGGTATAACTAAAGCAATGGATGCACAAATTAGTAGAGAGTTAGCTGATGGATTGGTGCGTGGGTTAAATCCAAGGGAGATAGCAAGGAATATTGTTGATCGAGTAAATAAAATAGGAATTACTAGAGCAACTATTTTGGCTAGAACCGAAGTTATTAGAGCTAATCATTTAGCTGCTATCCAAGAATATCGAAATGCTGGTATTACCGCCGTTCAAGTAAAGGCTGAATGGAGCACTGCAGGTGATTATAGAGTATGTGAATTATGTAGGCCATTAGAAGGTAAGATTTTTGATCTTGATAAAATTGAAGGGATGATTCCTGTCCATCCACAGTGTAGATGCGCTGCATTACCTTCTTTACCAGAAGTTAGTTAAAAAAATGCTTTTAATTTTTGATTCAGGTTAAAAAATATTTTTAATTTTTAGTTTAGTTAAAAAAATGCTTTTAATTTTTTGTTATATTAGATATTGTTAAAATGAGAAACATTGTGTATGAAATATTTAAGAGAAACCAATGTATTTTTGAAATTATATTTTTATGGATTATTTTTGCGGTAATTATTTTTTCAGTTACATATGTTTTCTGTAAGCTTCTTCCATCTGAAGATTTAATAGAATGTTCCGGTAGTTATGTTAAATATTTAATTTATTACATTAATAAAATGAAAATTTTATTTTCAGGTGTTTAATTGGGAGGGGGATTTTAAATGTCGAAAAAATCGAAAAAGAAAAAAAAGAAAACTCCAAAGATTATTCAGAAAAAAATTACAAAGAAAAGAAAGTAGCAAAGAAAAGAAAAGTATAATATATAATATATAATATATATATAAAAAAAAGAAAGAAAATATAATACTTCGTATTATATTAAAGAAAGAAAAAAAAAGGGTTTCCCATTTTTTGATTTTAACTGGATTTAATATTTTGATTTTTAATTAGGCCTATAATCTGAGTCTGTGTAAGGCCACCAAATTTTAACTTGACAAGGATTATTGGATGTCCTACTGTATTTCATGCTTGCGGCAAAAGGAGTTTTAATAAGAAATATGTCAGAGAAAAGTCATATTTTTATAACCAATTCCATATCCAGTATTAATGTTAATAATTCAAAAATTAAACCTAAAAAGGAGAATTTATTAGGGGAAAGATATTTTGTTTACCCAGTAATTATGATAAAAGAAGGAGCATATTATCCTTCTATTGAAAACGCTAGTGATAAATATGCATTATATTTTCCTGGAGCAGAATTAAAAAAAAGCTTGAATAGTTGGCGCGGACGTCCTGCTGCGTTAAATCATCCTACCGATAGTGAATCCTTTAATAGCCCTCAAATCTTTGACAATCAATGGATTGGTTTTGTTTTTAATGTACGTTATGATACCCCAGGTAAGAAATTAATTTCTGACTTGTGGTTGCATGAGCAACGAGGTGAAAAAATAGTTAAAGAATTAGATTCCGGGAAAAACATAGATGTTAGCATAGGAGCATACGGAGATATCGTAAATAATACTGGAGAAATAAATGGTGTTAAATATGAAAATGCGATGGTAAATATTATAGGTGATCATTTAGCAATATTACCAGATAATATTGGGGCATGTAATTGGGAAGATGGATGTGGAATCAGAACAAATAATGAACGAGATGGTGATATTATGAATGATGAAATTGTTTGCATAAATGGTTCTTGTCATTGTACATTAAACAATGAGCCTGTTTTAATATTAGCAGAATCAGTATTAGCAATTTGGGATGAAACAGAGAATCAAATTAGATTTAGATTACGGGATCCAGATGATTTTAGACCTGATACCTTTAGAACTAAAAAATTAAGTGGAGTTAAAGGTATTTCAATCGTTATTGGCAGATTAAAAGCTTCAAAAGTTCCTAAAGGGCATGATCCTGAATCAGCGGTAGTACAAAGTTATAGATTTGAAAAAAAGACAGAAGATAACCCTGGGGGGTGGACAATGAGTGAAGCTAAAGAATGGATTAAAGAAAATGTCGATGTTAATGCTGAATTAGTTGATAATATTTTAGGGACTTCAAGAACACCTAGTTATACTGGGAAAGAAAGTATAGATTGGGGTGAGGTAAAAAAAGAAATCGGAGATTACGTTAATGGATATTTTAAAGCTACTGGCAAATCAAAGCCTGAAGATTTTCCTGGTCGTGTTCAAGATTTTCCTCAAGCTGTTAAAAGTTGGATTGCGTCGAAGTCATTACTTGGCGATCCAAAATCTGATATGGCTGAGGACTTATTATTCTTCCCGGTCGTTAACCCGAACACGAATAAATTAAATGAATTTGCGTTAAAAGCAGTTATTTCTGGGAGGGGCGCGCAAGCTGATATCCCAGAAGCAGCCAAAACATCGGCTCAAAATAAAGCAAGAGATCTATTAGAAAAGGAGTTTGGTATGGGAGAGCGAGAGACTAAGCAGATTGCAAAAAATGAAAGTGCTGTTGAAAATATTGAAAGTAATACCATTACTAATAAAAAATCGCAAGTAACTTTGGAAGAATATCTTAATAATGCTCCAGATGATATCAAAGGAGCGCTTGTTGATGCAGTTAGGGAACGAAATCTACAGCGTGATAAATTGATTAATTTTATTTCAGCGTATGATGAAGTTAAATTTTCAGATGGATTTTTAGCTTCTTCTGATACCAATGTTCTAAAAGGTATTGCTTGTTTGATAGATAAAATTCAAAACGCAAATGAAACAAGAGTTAATGCTGAAAACAATGTAGATTTTAGTTTAAAAGGTTATAATCAGGAACAGATTAATAAAACTAGAAAATATGTTCCTATTACACCAATTAGTTGGGCATAAGGAGATTTTATATGGCAATTTATAATACAATTAAACTTCATGTTTCTTCTGAAGCTAAAATTTTAGAGATGAAAGGCTCTGGTGTTATTACTCCTGGAGATTTACTAGAACATGATACAGGCCCTGTTATTAAATCACATTATAATGAAGGTGGTACTGCTGCTCCTCTTTTTGCTATTGAAAATACTTTTGAAGGCAAAGGTATTGGAGATGACTATGCAGATGGAGAAACAATACATTATGTTCATTGTTTAAGAGGAGATGTTGTTTGGGCTTGGTTAACTACAACGCAAACTGTTGCGTATGGTTATTATTTAACATCTTCTGCAGTTAATGGTAAGCTAAAAATAGCTGGTGCTACTGATTATGTTGTTGGTTATGCGATGGAAGATGTTACAACTGTTGCTGAACCTGCAAGGATTAAAATTGCGGTGTTGTAATTTGTTTAATGGGGGTTCTTATGGCTAGTAATAATACTATTAGATTGCATCTTTCTCGTGATTCTAAAATTCTAGAGGATAAAAATGCAGCAGGTGGTAATATTACCCCTGGAGAAATATTGCAATTAGATGAAGCTGGAGGTTTTGAATTTCCTAGCCTTTCAACTGCCAGAATATCTCCGATTTTTGCCATTGAAAATATTTGGCAAGGCAAAGACATTGATGGCACTTACGCAGTGACTGATAAAGTACATGCAGTTCATTGTGTAAAAGGTGATATGGTATGGGCGTGGTTAACCACAGCACAAACCGTTTTGATTGGATACGCTTTGGCAGCTACTGGTGCAAATGGTTATTTAAAATCTGCAGTTGTTGGAGTTGATTTCACAGTTGCTATAGCGGCAGAATATGTGGCAACTATTGGTGAACCTGCAAGAATTAAAGTTATTATTGTATAGAGGTTCTTATGGCTAATACAAGCAATAATACAATCAGAATTGATGTCTCACCAGGTGCTAAAATTTTAGATTATAAAGGTTCTGGTATTATCCGTCCTGGAGCGATGTTAATATTAAATCCTGCTAATGAAGTTACATGTGCTTCTGTATCGGATGTCAGAATATCACCTTTATTTGCAATCGAGAATATCTGGCAAGGTAAAGGGATCGATGATTATTATGCTGACGATGATACAGTATATTTGGTGCATTGTATAAAAGGAGATATAGTGTGGGCATGGTTAGATGTAGTTAAAACTATTGGATTTGCTGAAGCTGTATCGATATCTGTAGGAAGCGATGGTTATTTTAAATTTGCTGAGGCAGGTGATTTTCGTATGGGGATATCTTTGGATGATGTCACAACAACAGCTGAGCCTAAAAGATTTAGGCTTGCTATAATGTAAAGGTTATTTATTATGGGTATAGATGATCAAATTCAAATACATACTTCATCTGCTTCTAAACATTTAGAAGGAAAAGTAGCTAGTGGGGTTACAATATCACCAGGTATGGTAGTAAAAAGGAATACTGCTGGGAGATGGAGACCTCATAATGTTCTTGGAGGAGCATGCTCACCTATATTTGCTGTAGCTGATATTTGGTATGGGAAAGGTATTGAAGATACGTATGCTGCCGGGGAGAAAATTTATCTTATTTATGCTAGTGGTGGTGATGTTATTTGGGCGTGGTTAGCTGCGTCTCAATCAATTGTAATAGGTGATTTTTTAACTAGTAATGCAGATGGAAGATTGAAAAAGATTGGGCCAACACCAGTGTCTGGCTGTATAATTGGTGGTGCATTAGAAGCTATAACTACTGTAGCTTCTCCTGCTAGAATAAGGGTAGAGATTTTTAAATAAAATAAAGGGAGATAAAATGGATACTAACACGAAAACTGAACTTATCACAAACGGTACACCGTCTGGTCCCGTTTCTGAAGCTCTGATGAATGTGTATGATGGTATTTCTTTTAGTATGCAAAATTTCAGATCGTTAGCTAGTTTGCCAGAACGGGCATGGAAGTATTTTGATGATGTATTAATTGCAGTTGCTAAGCGAGAATTAGTTGGGATTGCTGATCTTGCTAAACGCGCTGAAACTAACGTAACATTTGATGGAATGACTGCGAGTGTGTATACACGTGATCGTATTTCCGAAATGGCAGATGCTAATATTGCTATGACTCCTGATACTAGAGGAGAAGCAGGAACATTAGCGTTTGATTCCATCGGAGTTCCGTTGGCAGTCACGTATAAAGATTTTTTAGTGAATACTAAGCAAATCGCGATGGCTGAGAGAGTAGGATTACCGCTTAGAACTCAGTTAGTGGCTGAAGCTACTCGTGCGGTTTCTAGAACACTTGAGGAACTTTTGTTCAATGGTGAGTATGTTGCTGCTGGATCTACCATTTATGGGTACACGAAATTCCCTAGCAGGAAGACATATACTATTCCTGAATCATGGACTGCGGCTACTTGTTACCCGAATGAGATTATGCGAGATGTGAATGAAATGGTTACCAAGGCTTTCCAAGCTAATCATTTCGGACCATATGTTTTGTATATTCCGTGGGAATATCAAGTTAGATTGAATTTGGATTATACTACTGGTGATGCATCAGCATACCCGGTAAATGGAACTATTAGAGATCGACTTTTACAGATCGCTGGCTTAGAAGATATTAGAGTTTCTAAGAATTTGGCTATTGATAATGTTATCCTCGCTGAAATGAGTTCAAGCACTGTCCAGCTTATTACTGGGATGCCGATGACAGTTGCTGATTGGGAACCGGCTGGGTCGCCGAATTGGCAACATTTATTTAAGGTGTTCACGATTTCTGTGCCGTTTTTAATGGCTGATTATGATGGGAATTGTGGGATTGTTCATGGTAGTGTTTAATTAGAGTGGACATAATTAAATTATGCCTGATGATCGAGATATTTCTGTTTTACTTGTAAGAGAGATAATTAATACTAATTTGACTGATGGCCAGGTAGAGGGGGCTATATCTACTGCTATTGTATTAACAGAGAATAGATTACAGAATACTTCGATTGATAGAAAGTTAATGATAGAAATACAACGGTGGTTAGCAGCTCATTTTTGTTCGCTTACAGATCCTAGTACTAGAGTAGAAACTGAAAAAATAAGTGAAGCTTCAGTAAGTTATTCATCTATAGATAATGCAAATAATGATGGAATTATGTCTACCAGATGGGGAAGAACTGCGGCCTCATTAGATCCAACTGGGGCATTAACTAAATTATATGGCCATAGTCCTAGATTATATGCGCTATGAGTTGGTTTGGGAATTTACTCAAAGAACCTGCTTTATATTGGGAACCTCCTATTCGGGATGGGTTAGGAGGCTATTCTTGGGGTATCCCAGTAGAATTTCTTACTAGATGGGAACATAGACAAACAGAAACAACTGATGAAACTGGGAAAAATATTATTGCAGATACTGTTGTATGGGCGACGTTACCTTTTTTTATTGGGGGATATGTTATGCAAGGTACATGGAAAGAAATTAAATATCCTAAAATTCCTCCAATTAAAGAAGATGAATTTGGTGATTCTTCTATTATCCCTGGGGAATATCGCGCAAGAAGATGGGCAAAAAAAGTAGTTAATGTTATTTTTTCAGTCTCTATGATTGATTCTAATGTTTTATATAATCAATTATTATTAAAATAATGGCAACAGTGATTGGACAACATAAGATAAGAATAAAATTAAATAAAATAACGTCAAAAGATTTACCAAAAGCATATTCTAGTGCGATGACAGCTATAACTTTGATGGTAAAAGGAGAATCGCAGAAGAGAACTCCAGTAGATACTGGGTATTTAAAAAGTTCTGCGTATTCCAATATTATTGGAGTTAATAAGTTAGGAGTTAAAGGTATTGTTGGTTATATAGCTAAATATGCTATATATGTACATGAACATACATGGAAGAAGCATGTAGTTGGGGAAGCTAAATTTCTGGAGAATGCAGTAAAAATTGTATCTAAAAAAGTAAATGATATATTTGCTCATTATATCAAACATGCAGGACTTAAGTGAAATCTGTAGCGACCGATGTAGCAATAATTCTGGATTTAGCTAAAATTGGCACTTTAGGTAAAGATCTATTTGTTGGAAGAGATTTACCAGAAGATCCAGATAATGTTATTATAATAGTAGATACAGGCACGTACGATACTGATAGTCCTAATTTATATTATACTTCTCCTACATTTCAGGTAATAGTTAGAACACAACATGGAGCTTATCAAAATTGTTATGAAAAAATTTATCAAATAAGAAATTGGTTTCATGGGCATTCTTATGTAACTGGGGATGCGACTAAATATATATATTTTTTTACAGTATCTGGACCTGTTGATATAGGTTATGATGAAAGTGATAGACCTAGGTTTTCTGTTAATTTTAGAACATTAAGAACATTCAAAAAAGCATTATTACGGAAACTTTTAGCAAATCAAAAGGTAGAATCTGTACCTACTTTAACAACATTAAAGGATTTAAAAGAGGAACCTGTAAATAATATAACTTCTGGAGTTGGAGAATTAGAAACTGCTAAATTTATTTTAAATATGGCAGGAAATTCTAGGAATATAACTTCTGTGTATGGTAGATTGGAGACTGCTAAATTTATTTTAAATATGTCTGGGAGTTCTGATAATATAACTTCTGGATATGGGGCGTTAGAAACTGCTGAGTTTATTTTTGATATAGTTGGTAGTTCTAATAGTTTGACTAAAGCTAATGGGGTATTAGGAGAGGGTTAGTTTTAGTGAATCATTTACTCCATAATGGAGGAAAAGGAGTATAATATGAGTGATGCAATTGCTGGAAAATATGCTGTGCTTGAAAAAGCTACTGAAACGCCTCCAACACCTCCAGTAACATGGACTGTTGTTGAGGAAGTTTTTTCTATTGGTGATTTAACACAAAGATTTTCAGTTTATGATGTTACTAGTCATGGGCCTAGTTCTTATAGAGAAATTTTGCCAGGTTTGTATGATTTGATCGAAGTAACTTTGGAAATGAATTATCTTTGGGAGCAATATGAAGATTTTAAAGGATATGCGGATAGTAGAGTCCCCGCTTGGTGGAGATTAAAATATCAAGATGATAGTACTCATACATTTCAAGCTTATGTAACAGAATGTTCTCCTAAAACACCATTAGATGATAGAATTACTTATTCGGTAATTTTAACAATTGATGGTTCTATTACTTTTGCAGCTCCATAAATTAAAGTTTGGTGATTTGGAGGATAATTATGGGATTTAGAGAATTTTACAATGAAGATAATGATAAGCAAATAAATTTTACTGATGCTTTTTCTACACAATTTTATTTGACAAATAATATAAGACATATTTTTAGAAAACTTGAAGCAGCTAAACTAAAAACTGATGATGACATTAAAAGAGAAGGAGTTATATGGCTGGTAAATGGTGTTATTGGTATTTCATATTGTGTTGTTGAGGATTCTACTGGTGAAGTTATTAAATCTGCAGAAGTTTGTTTCAGGTTTTTAAGCCAAGATGTTATTTGTCAAAAAATCACAATTCAAAAGCCACGTGTGACTTTAAGTGCAAATATTCTTGTAGCGAAAGCTAATATAGATGTCTTTTTGGAGAATAATTGTTTAATGTGGGAAGGGAAAGCATGTTATATACTTTTTGATAGGTACCCTAGACTTCATGAAGTGCGTAAAAATTTAGATGAAATTATAACTAAGTGGCAATGTGTGAAAGGAAGTGGTAAAATTATTTGTACTGATAAAAAAGAAGAAGTAGTAGAATAATAATATTATAATGGTAAAATTATGTGGTTTGATCATATTAATATAAGTTAATAAAACGAGGTTAATATATATGGGATTTTTATCAAAACATGATATAATAGAAGTAAAAGATACTTATTATGAAAAAATTCAAGTCCCAGAATGGGGTGGAGAAGTTTATATTTATATGTTAACTGCGGGTGAAAGATTGAATTTTGAAAATATGGTAAGTAGATCTAAACTTGGCAGTAATAATACATTTGATGCAAGTGTAATTTTGAATTTGATAGCATTATGTTTACGTGATGAAGCAGGTGATATATTATTTTCTGGAGATGAAGTAAAAGAGCTTGGTAAAAAGAATGGAAAAGTTATTAAGAAATTAGCTGAAAAATGTATGCAGATTAATGCATTAGGTGATGATACATTATTAGAAGCAAAAAAAAATTAATTAATAATTACACAAAAAGATTTCTATATAGGTTAGCTTTAAAATTAGGAAAAACTGTGAATGAACTATGTGAAAAACTTAGTTCAGCTGAATTAACTGAATGGTTAGCTTTTTATGAATTAGAACCATGGGGAAATCCAATTGAGAGTAAAAGGCATGCGATAATAGGTTCAACTATTGCTAATGTAGGATTGATGATATCTAATCCTAAACAATTAAGATTTCGGCCATTTGTTCCAGATCAGTTTGAGTTAAAAATTGAATCTAATAGAGGTAAATACTTTAAAGATCAAACTTGGGAGGAGCAAAAGCGGATTATGGCGATTGTGGCACAAAAGGCTAACAAATGGCATTAAATGTTGGAGAGTTAGTCGCAAAATTTGCGTTAGATGCGAGTAGTTTTACAGCGGCTGTCCAGCAAGTAGAACAGCAAACTAAATCTGTATCTTCTACTGTTAGTAGATTAGGTTCTAGAATAGAAGCAGCTATGGCGGCAGGCCTAGCTGCTTTTTCTATTGATAGGGTAGTTGCATTTGGAAAATCTATAGTTGCAACTGCTACTAATCTAGAACGTTTAGATAGAATGCTTCGATTTTCCACTGGTTCTACAAGAGCGGCGCAAGAAGCATTTAGTTTTATACAGGCGACTTCGGAAAGATTAGGTATTTCATTACAAGTTGCTGCAGAAGAATACGCTGGATTAGCTGCCGCAGCTAGAAATACTACATTAGAAGGTGAAGGTGTAAAAGAGATATTTTTAGCTTTATCTGAAGCATCTGCTGTTATGGGCTTCGATATGGAGACGATGTCTAGAGTATTTTTGGCAGTACGTCAGATGATGAGTAAAGGAGTTATTGCGTCACAGGAATTAAAACTACAATTAGGAGAAAAATTACCTGGTGCTATACAGATGTTGAGTCGAGCATTAGGGATTAGTACTACAGAATTAAACAAAATGATGGAGCAGGGGATGTTAATGGCAGAAGATGTTTTGCCACGTATGGCATCTGAAATGCGTCATACATTTGCTCCTGAATTAGAAAATTTAGCTAATTCAACAACTAGTGCTGTAGCAAGGATGTCATCAGCTTGGTTTGAATTACAGAAAACTGTCATAGAAGGATTTGTAGGTAGAGCTACTACTGCTTTACTTGCATTTGGAACTAAATTTTTAAAATTTGTGGATGAATTTATAAAAGCTCCTTCTGTTGATTTATTTGAGGGATTTGTCACATTACCTATGCCTGTAAAAGAATCTACTGAAGCTATTACTGAATTTGCTGGAGCTGTAGAAAGTGCATCTAAAAAAACAGATATGATGCAAAATAGATTAAAAGGGATGATAACTGAATTTAGGACAAGATTTAGAGATTTAAGAGCAGCATTAGAAGTTACAATAGGGAAAGTAGGTCTTTCTAAATGGGAAGCGCATATTTTAGATATAGAAGCTACTCTTAATAAGCAATTAACTACTTTGAGTGATTATTATAATATGCGGTTAAAGATAATTGAGAAAGGTAGTGAAGCAGAATTAGCTCTAACTAAAGAATATAATGATTTAAGAGCATTAGCTGAAAATGCTGCGCAAGTACAAATTGATCAAATTAGAAGAGAAGCAGCAGAAGAACAAGGTTTATTATTAAAACAAACAAATGAAGAAAATTTAAGGGCGCAACAAGAAGCTTTTGATCAACAATTTTCTGGATTTGTTGCATTTGCTACTGCTGAATTAGATAATTTTGTTGGAGTATTAGCTAAGTTTGCTATGGGAGCTAAAGTTAGTTTTAAAGAATTAATGCTTTCAATGGTAGAAGATTTAACTAAGCTTGTTTTGAAAATGGCTATAGTGATACCATTAATTGAACAGCTTAAAAGTGCAATTTCTGGGATTCCTGGAGGAGGCGGTGGACTTTTAGGTGGAATTATAGGCTCTTTGGGGAAAGCATTTAGATTCGCACAAGGAGGGATTATAAAAGAACCGATTGTAGGATTTGGTTTGAAATCAGGTAAATCATATTCATTAGGGGAAAAAGGCCCTGAAATTGTGACTCCATTACAAGATACTGTTAAAGAACCTAGAATAGTTTATCCTAAAGAAACTAAAAATTTTGATCTAGAAAAAACAAAAAGTAATCATGAAATTTCTGAAGGTAGAACCTCTCTTGGAGCAACAAATAATATAAATATTAGTATTAGTGCAGTTGATAGTATGAGTCTTACTGAATTATTACGAAGAAATCCACAGGCTATAACAGCTCCAATTATTGAAGCATTACTTTCAGGAGATCGTGGATTGATGGCGTCTATGAGGGGAGTTTTAGCTTAAATGAGTTTATTTGAGGTATATCCTGATATAATCTCTGAAGTTCCGGGGACTATTCCATTTGAATTTGGGGTGGAACAACGATCTCTTGTTACCCATTTTGAAAATGGATCTGAACAAAGACGATTGATAGATATTTCTCCTAGACGAAATGTAAAATTATATTACACAGCGATTACGCAAGCGCAAGCGCAAACATTACATACATTTTATCGAGGAACATATGGGACCCTTGAATCTTTTTATTTCGTGTTCCCGCAAGAGAAAACTATTGTGGATGAATTAGCTGGTAGATGTACTTATATAGGACAAAGTCAACTTAAAGTTCCATCTAGATATGCTACTTATCATGGGTTAAAAAGAAATGGAGTAGTTACTACAAATTATACTTTTTATTCATACCCATATTCAGGTCCTACTGATTTAGTTAGTTTGAATTTTGCAGCTAATATTGGGGATGTATTCCATTGGACATTTGTAGGAAGATTAATAATACGTGCTAGATTTGCTGAAGGTGCGTTAACATTTTCTGATATCAAAAATTTTACTTCATCATTAACTGTAGATTTGGTTTCTGTCCAAAATACTCTTGAATAGAATAAAAAATTAGTCTTAATAATATTATTATACAATAGGAGAATATTATGAATAATAAAAATATTCTATATAACTTACATAACCCTTCTGATTGCCCATTTCTTGGGGTTGAAGGGGTTTGTATAAACTTTAAAGATACTGGGTATTATAAATGTAAATTTCATGGGATGTATAAATGTCTATTAGATAACCCAATTCTTGGAAATAATTTAACAAAAAAACAAAAGTCTTTTTTAGAGGCTAATTTTACTGGGTCTAGTAGAGGAAAACTCACTCTTAAAAAAGTATAATTAAGATGCGGCAGATAGATCAAGACTTATTAGATAAATTAAAATCTGAATCTTACAGATTAGCTATATTAATCCATTTTGATTTCACAACATCTATTTTTATAACAGATTGTACTCAAGATGTTGTTTTTGATGGGCATGTTTATAATAGTCGAGGATTTAATATTGATAATATAACTTATTCCACTTCAACCATAATTGATTCTGTTAATTTAAATATAGATGATATTGATAGAACAATATATGCTGCTTTATCAAATAAAGGAACTAGTTTAATAACAGTTAATATATATTTATGTGCATTAGATGGATTTGGAATTATAGTTCCGGATGCAGATACAAATATTTATAGAGGAATAATAAATTCGTGGTCATATTCGCCAGGGGTAGTAAGAATTCAAGTAACGTCTATTTTAGCACAATGGGGAAGAGTTAGTACTTCTAGATATTCTGCTAGTTGTCGATGGCATATATTTGGAGGTTCTGAATGTAAATATACTCCGCTTCCTGAAGAAGAATGTGATAGAACTTATAAAACATGCTCTGATTATGGAAACACTGATAATTTTGGTGGGTTTAGGTGGTTACCAGATTTAGTTAATAAAACATTAAAGGCAGAAGAAAAATAGTTTAAGTAAAATGCTTTTACATAGTGAGATTATAGGAAAACTTATTAATAAAAAATATGAATTAGGAGAGAATGATTGTTTATCTTTAATTAAAGGTTATGTCGAATGTAGATATTCAATCCAGTTACCATTTTCATATAAAGGGTATGATTTTTCAAATTATAAAGAGTTATATTTAAAAGATAAAGAAAAAGCATTGATAATTCTGGAAGAATATTTAGATAAAAATTTTGAGATTAACTTTGGTAATTTTTTCGATGTAGGGGATATTTTATGGACTAAATATAAATTTGAAGTTGAGACACATAATATATGCACAATAGGAATTTGTAGTGGTAATGGGCTGATGTTATCAGCTTTCCCCAAAATTGGGAGTATATTAGTTCCTTTATCAGATTATAAAGTAGAAAAGGTCTATAAATGGGTGGGACTACAAGAAGAGTAGTTGGAGGATTATTACCAGTTGTAGCAGCGCTTGGGGTTATGACGTTTGGAGTTGGAGGAATTTTAGCTGCTGCTATTATTGGTGGTTCTGCTTTAGTAGGAGGCCTTGTAGCCGGTTCTGATATATCTATAACTGATTTAAATAAACAAGAGCAATCCACTAGATTTAATACTATTGATACACAAAGGACTATTAGTGTCATTTATGGGAAAAGGTTAGTTGGGAGTAATGATATTTTTTTTGAAATGTCAGATATTGAAGAAGAAGAACATTATTTATGGTTGGTTAGTTGTTTAGCTGAAGGAGAATGTGATTCTATAAATCAAATAGAATATGGAGATCCACCTGAATTAGTAGATGAAATTTATGTAAATGGTAAATTAATATCAGAATATGATCCAGAAGATATAATTTATTATTTTCATAATGGGACTAACAACCAAGTAGTTGATTCTCATATTCATGAGGCAATATCTAAATATACTGATCCTTTAATAAATACTGTGTATTTGGTTTATAAAATAAATACAAATAAATTCCCCGGAGTAGTTCCTAGAAGAGAAGTAGTTTTAAAAGGACTGAAAATATATGATGTTCGAACAGAAACTACTATATGGTCCCGGAATCCAGCTATTATTTTATATGATTACTTAACAAATTCTAGATATGGCTTAAATTGGGATGCGGCTAATTTAGATATTAATTCCTGGATAGCAGCTGCTAATTATTGTGACTCAAGAGGATGGAAAATTGATTATGAAATAGGTGCTCAAGTTAAATCTCAAACAGTAATTGAAAATATCTTAGGCCATTTTAGAGGAACTTTATCTTATTATGGAGGGAAATTTTATCTTTATGTTTCTGATTTGGGATATGAACCAGAAGTTTTTACTATAAAGGATGAACATATTGCTAGAGATGAAAGTGGTAAAGCATTAGTTTCTGTTTCAGAACCAAGTAGATATAGTCTACCTGAAGGAGCAGTTATAAAATATGTAAATGCTGAACATGGAAGATGGACATATGATGATATCCCAATAGGAGAAAAATATGGCCAAATTTTGCCTCTAGAATTTCCTGCGTTTACAGATAGAGGATTAGCTCTGAATATGGGGGCATATATTTTAGAAAGAGCAAGATTAAATAAGTCATTTTCTGTGACATTAAGGCCAGATACAGTAGTTCTAGATATAAATGATGTAATAAGATTTACATGTTCTGAATTATTAGTGAGTAATATTTTAACTAGAGTTAAATCTAGTACAATGATGCAAAATGGGTTGGTACAAATTAATTTAGTAGAAGAAAGTCCAACCTTATATGATTATTCATACCAAGATACTTCTATCTCGTATGTTGTTGATGTAGATAATTTTTATTCAACACCGCCTCCAGTATCTAATATAGAATTTGAAGAAAGTACATATACATATAGAGAACGCTCTTACGTTAGATTACTTATTAAATGGTCCCCGCCATATACGGAGGGGAGTTATGTTGCTTCGTCAGGGGATATTTCTAGTGGGCCTGAAGATAATCAATTTACATTAACATCTGAATTAGATTTTACTAATATTGTTATAAATTCAAAAGTTAAAGTATCTCTTCCAGGATATCAAACTTATCGTGTAATTGCGAAACAAGAAGTTTCTCCTGGGATTTGGGTTCTTACTGTGGATAGAGATTGTACTGGTCACCCACTTCAATCGTTTGAATATAACCTTCCTAGTTATTTTAGTTGGTATGATTATTCAGAAGTATCTGTGTCTGAATCAGTAGAAGGACCATACACTATAATAGGATTTGGGGATATACGATTTCAGATGGATCCTGCTGAAGAAGGGACTACTTATTATTTTAAAATTGTGGCGGTATCTTACCAACGATTATTTTCAACTCCAATATATACTTCGTATGAAGTAACTGGGCTTTCAGAATCTCATCCTCAATCTCCTAAAGATTTAACTGTTTCAGAATCTGAAGGGACTGTATACGCATATACAAATGATATATATGATCCTATACTTCCAGATCTTTCCGGGTGGGAATTTAGAATGAGTCCTTTAGTAGATGTAGATTGGTGGGGGGCTCTTTATTTATCTTTAGAAAAAGAACCATCTGTAGTTTATACTAATATAATACCAGGAAGTCATAAAATTTGGCTAAATACTTTAGGAACAAATAACCTTTATGGAGAAACTCCAGTATGGCGGACGATTAATTTAATTGATCCACCGTTTGGGAGTATATTATATGATAGTGTAGAATTAGATTATAGTACTGGGGTACATGATAATACAGAATTAATAGAAGTTGGTGGAGAATATAGATTACAATGTGCTCACACTGGTGGGGTGTTGGAAGGGAGTTGGACTTCTGATGAAATAACTTTAGATCGTTTATGGCAAGATGCTGGTGGGAAATTATCATGTGTGGTTGGACTTACTCATTATTTAAGTGATTTTGGTGATTGGGAAAAAATTCAAGTAGGGGCAAAAATAAAAGTAGATTCTGATATTGTAAATGTTATAGATAAAAGTTTATACTCATTTTGGGTGATTACAGATGAGGCACGAACAGTTGTTGGAGCGCCGAGTCTGGTAGAAATAGGTAGTCTTGCTAATTGGGCTCGTGTACCGATTGGGGCTGAATTTAAATTTGAAGGAGCAACTGATACTTATTTTGTTCGATCAAAAACCTATGTTGGACCAACTAGTTACCTTGAATTAGATGGAGATACTGATGAAACCGTATTTAAATATTTTTATATTAAGTACCCATTGTCTATTACTGTTGATTCTATAGGTTCATGGTATAGAAAACCATTTCAATATTCACTAGAGCCTAACGATTTGTTAACATATGTTAATTATAATTATGTATTTGATGGCCCTATGGAGCCATATCAAACTTTTGGTAATTTTAAAATAATTATATATTATTCTACTACAAGTGGTGGGCCATATGATTTAGCTGAAGGTGTAGAAATTTTTTATGCGATTACTACGGGATTATATATTAAGGTTAAATTTGAGATAATAGATCCAAATATTGCGGTACATTTACAAGTTAGGCCACAATCTATGTTAAAATGTGGGCTTAGAATTTAGCTATGGCACTTGATACAGTTTTATATAGTAGTGAAGATGAATTACTAAGTGGTTCGAATGAACTTGCGCTTCAATCTCAATATATTATTTTGAGAGGGAGTGCTTCACAAGAATCTGCTGTAGATAACCCTAATTTTGGGGAAATAAAAAAGTATATAGAGGGTATCTCTGAACAAGAAAGTAAATTTATTGGTATTTTTGGCGTATATTATAAGAACGAGCTATTATTATATTCTTCAAATAATTACCTCCGAACATTCACAGATGGTGCAGAATATAGTCTTTATACAAGAGAACTAGTATATCCTAATCTTCTTCGCGGTAGATCTAATCAAAATTCTGAAGCTCCTAATGTTTTTACAACAAGAGTAGTTCTAACACCAGAAGGTGCTGGTCAGGTTTCTGATGTTACTGGTAAACTATGGAGAGGTAAAAGTTTTGCCAGTGTTTCTCATCAAGAAACATCAGGTATAAGTATATTAGCAGGTCTGCACTATATAAAAGCAGATATTAATCAATATACTGGATCTCGAGGGTATCTTATTGGGGGACGTCATTTAGCTGCGGTTTCCTCACAAATTACTCATGGTAATTTAGTAAAAATAGGGGATGGGATCCCAATTGAAGCACATAGTAGCCAAATTACGGAAGCATATGGCAACTATGTAATATATTCTGTAGGATTAATTGCGCATGTTGGCCAAATTAGTACACCAATCGTTGTTCTTACTAAGGCACCATGTTTAGAATCTAGATTTGGGCAGCAAACTAGTTTAGCGTTAGCACATATTTTAAGAAAAACATTCTTTTATGGTCATGTTTCGCAGGAAATTAGTGCTTCTTCTGCGGTAATGTTACCTGAGCTTATTCCTCTTGTAACACACATTGGTGAGATTACTTCTGTTACGAAATCTGTATTAATATCAAAGCAATTTTTAGATGCGCATGCTCCTATTTCTCAAAAAACTGAAGTAGCAATTTCACGGTTAACTCCAAATGTATATTTCACTAGTAAGGAAATATTAAACCAAATTACTGAAGCTCCAGAAATTATTTTAACTGAAATTCAACTTATAAAAGCATTTATAGCCCAACAAACTAAATCGTATGAGCATATGATTCTTGGTCATGCTTTAAGAGCGAAAGCAGAGCATGTTCCAAGCGCTACTGGATCTAAATTAACTGGAAAAGCTTTTAAAGATGCTAAATCTGATCATTTAACAGGTACATATGCTAAATTATCAGAAGAATATTTTATAAAATCAATAAGTGGACAAATTACTAATACATATCCTGATACACATTTAGCTAGGTTTGCAGAGCTTAGCGCGAGTAGTTCAACAATAACAGATATATTTGCTGATATAAATGAAACTACACAAATAGGAATAGGTGCTGCATCTCATATTACATCTGGGTTATCTCTTTTATCAAAAGGCCCTGCGTTAAAATCTGTTACTGATCTGGGGCAAAAAACTGATGCGAGTACTTCTATTTTAAATGAGCAAACTTATATTAGTTCTACATCAAATCAAATATCTACAGCTGATGGTTATTTAAGTGAAGAGAATTATATACAAGTTGAAGCTAAACAAAAGACTGCTGGATATCTTGTAACATCTGAAGAAAATTTGTTGAGAGCTGTTTCTAATAATGTTACAAATACCTCAACAATTTTAAGCGATAATGGGATAGATTTACATTGCGCTGCGCAACATGTAACTGCTAGTATATGTATAACTACACTTGGATACGCGTTAACATCTATTTCTGGCCAAATTGGTGGAGCGTATGCGTATTTACACGAAAGTCAAGTTCTTAGATGTACCGCGGTACATAAAACGAATGGGATATCAAAATTGAACAAAATTACTGATATAAAATCTCCTGCTAATCAGATAACGACTGGGGATGGGGATTGTGGATTTCCTGAGTATTTGGAGATAAAACCTGATGGAGAAGTTTCTGAAGGATTTGGAAAACTTCGACGTTCTAAAATAGGATATATTGACAGGCCAAATATTGTTTTATATTATGATGGAAGTTAAATTTTAACTTGTGTTTTTACTTTGTACAAAAGTAAAATATTTTAAGGTAACTTTAAATGACAAAGGAGAAGTATTATGGCAACACTTAATGGTTATGGCTTATTAACTGCGCAGACATTTCAAAATATGATGTTTAACTATGGAGAATTTACTAAACCAGCTGTGTCAGTATATATTGCATTATCTACATCATTAATTGATTGGGATAATCCAGCTACAATGACTGAACCTACTGGTGGAGCTTACATTAGGAAAGAAGTTCCTACTACTACAGCTTGGTGGACTCTTGCTGATTCAAGTGAAGCTCGTGTAGAAAATATGCAAGATATTGTATTTACTAAATCTACAGCATCTTGGGGTACTATTGTAGCATTTGCTGTTATGCGGACTGTAAGTGGAGTTACATTAGATGACATGCTTTGGGGAGGAGTATTAGAGACGCCTAAAACAATTGAAGCGGATACTATTGCTATTTTCCAAACGAATGATTTGTCAATCACTAGTACAAATGCTGTTGTTCCGTAATGATATTTGATCTTATAATTTTTTGGTTTTAAATTATATGGAAATTCCAACAATTATAATTTATACGCCGTCTGATAACCGTAATAGAGTTAGGTTATTAGACGGCGATATGCCATTGGATTTGAGTGAAGTTACTAAAATTGCGATCAAATTTGATTCTCATGTAATTGATTCTGTTACGTATCCTACTGTTTTTAGATGGGGTAATATCACAGGTATTCCAAAAGGGGTAGTTGAGTTATATCTTGGGCGTGTTATTTGGACTGATGCTGTAAATACCACAGAATTTATTATATATGATGAATTATATGATGATGGGTTATTTATGGGATTTCTTAGAATCAGATGGATAGAGGATTGTTAAATGGTTGAGCAGGGGAAATTTCTAAGGGAATTATATGATATTGATGCAGCTAATGTAAATGAGGATACAATTTTAGCTAGTAGTTATGATGCTACTAATGAAGCATTTAAAGTAACTCTCGATACATTAGCAAAAGAGATATTAATAACTGAGCGTAGAAATACGTTATTTTCTCATACTGCAATACAATTAGATGGCACTACAAGTGGCGATGGAACTATTACAACTGTTAATATTCCACCTGATCCTGATACTAGAAAAGCATTTTTAACAAGCCAAATTGATTTTGATAAAATAGGAGTTGGAGCAAAAATAACAGTTTTAGCAGTTGATTATATAATTATTGAGAAAAAAGATCATACTGATGCGATTCCATCTCAAGGCAATCTGCATTCTGGTGATCAGGGCCCAAATGATTTTACTATTGAAGGTTCTTCTTATGAAGATTGGGTTAGGATGACACCTGGTACTATTATAGAAATAGATGCGACTGTATATATTGTAGTAAGTACAAGTATGGTCGAAGGAAATTATATAGCTACAGTAAATATACCTACTGGAACTAAACCACAACAACCATTCGAATATATGATGCCAAGGGGTGTAAAGATTGATTCTGCTAAGACATGGGACTATGAACCATTTAGTTATTTAACATCTTTAATTAGCTTTTATGATGAAGATCAAAATACATCTGGATGGATAAACCCCGAAGGTAATATCGTTGCTGGATTTCCTATTTCTAAAGTACAATGTTATGATCTTGATGGGTTTGAGAAAGGGCATTTAATTTTTGATGGGACTAGTACTGCTGGTACTGTTAATTTAGGTTGTCCAGTAGGAAGTTTAGTTTTTGATGGTGAGTCTTCGAGAATGGAACTAATTTCTGAGGGGAATATATATTTAAATACTGACCATACTGTTGATATTGAAGCTCAAAATGTAAATATATTTTCGCCAGCTGGGAATAGTTTTAAATCATCATTAAATGGTATTCTTACAAGTACAACTAATTCATGGGCTAAAGTTTGGATGAGCGCTGATCAAGAAATTACGACAGGAGGCGATTATTATGCTATCGAGTTTGATACAGTAATAGGGGATCCTCAAAATGAGTGGGATGCAACTCATGGGTGGTTTATTCCTAAAGAAAGTGGATATTATTTATATAATCTTTGTGTAAGATATAAAGCAATAAGTAATACATATGTATATTTTAGATTATTTGCCGATTGGGATATAGGTACTTCTGTAGAATTTACACAAGAAGCAGGGACCCACGCATCAGAATTTTATAATTTGTTTTGGTATAGTGGGGTTATATATCTTACAACTTCAGTAACAGCTGGACTTGAGCTAGATATTAAATATCATTCTAATATGCCAGCAACTGCGATTGTTTCGAAGGGAATTAGCAGTAGTGGTCAATCAGGTAGTTTTTTCTCGGTGCAACGATTACTTTAGTTTTGGGGCGGTAAAATTTTAAAATGAGGGAAGAAGGAAAAGCTAGATATCGAGAGTTATTAGAAGTTACTACTGTAACTACTGATCAATTATTGAGTATAGGATATCTAGAGGGAACTCTTGCATATACAACAACAATAGCAGATTTGAAGTCTTATATTAATTTAGGCGGATATAATGCTAATTTTAATAAATTGACATGTGATATATACACTACAGAAACACTTCAAGTCACAGAATTTTTTACGTTTGATCCTCCTGGTATAATAAATGGAACTATATTTGAAACTTCAGCAGAAGTTCTATGTGGTAGCAAATGTAAAATTGATGCATTAAATTTGCCTGATGAATGGGATTTTGGGGATTTAATTTCTTCTGGAGATGTTAATTTATTATTTGGATATGAAGGTCCAAATATTAATATTACCAATTTACTTACTGTAGGGATAGATTTTGAAGCTGATTCTTTAACTACGACTTCTTCGGTATTTGCAGCTGAGATTTGTACTGCTTCTATAATTAGCTCAAAAGTAGATGAGAAGCATGCGTTACAAATATTATCTGATGGGACAGTAGTTCAATCTAATTCAACGTATATTTGTGTGCAATTGACTGATGATGCTATAGTACCTTTTCAAAATACTTGGAATTATATAGAAAATTTTGATTCTGTTATTCAAGATAATTTAAATGAGTGGGTTATTGATCAACCTCCTAATCCTGATTACGCATATTTTGCACCTAAAAAAAGTGGATATTTTATGTTTACATTCCAAGTCTTGCTTCATGAAGAAAGAACACATGATACAAGATATATGCTAGGGATATGTAGAAAATATGAAACAGTAGTAGCACAAAGGTCTCAATGGGTTTCATGTGGAAATTGGGTAGGGACTTATGATTTTGATCTACCAGGCAATTATGCTGTGTTATCTAGTAACTTTATAGTTGAATGCACAACTGCTGGAGCATTTTATGCTCCAGTTATACATGGGAAAGATGGTTCTGAAACAGATGTAAAATTAAAAAAAGTAGAAGCTGGATATTTTGGATATCCTACTACTAGGTTAATAATTTATAGATTATTGCCCCGGTATGTCTAATTTTAAGATGTTATAACGAGAAATTTCATGGGAAAATTTTATAAAGATTTATTATATAGTTATTTTACAGGAGATAATATTACTGTTGTTGGATATCCAACTATTGATAGATTAAACAAGATCACTATAGATAATTTATCCGTTGTTATTTTAGATAACCCAACAGAAGACGCTATTTTTGTGAATGTGCATCTTAATGTATTAGATTCTGATATTATTAATATATCTGATACTTATACTGCACCTGGTATGGTAGCGCCATCTGCAACAGTAGGAAGAGTTATATTATATAATACTCTTATAGCTGATTATTTTGAAGTTACTGGATCTTTGGTAGTTGATGGTTTGAATTTAGATAGTTTAACTATTAATACAGAATTGATCGGGCAATCTTTCTCAATTACATCGCATACAGAATGTGTAGATTTAAATGTTAGTGGTGATTTAAATGTTGACACAATTTCTGTATCTAATTTTGATACATCTTCTATAAAATCGACTTCCGAAAATGATGCAATAGGAATATCTACCGGTGGAGTTGTCGATTTCCCAAATGTTACTGATATTTTTGTAAAAGCAACTGCGTTTCATTTAGTACCATCCTCTGAAAATAATTATTATTTAATAAAATATGTTACAGATGTAGTTCGAGATATTAGATCAGAATGGACGATAGAAGGGGATTACGGTAAATTTGAACCTACGGTAAGTGGAAATTATTTTGTAGATTTGAAAGTAACACTTGAAACTAATACT